ATGCGAACACTTGCCGATGAGATAGGAACCGCGATTGAAGTCGATCTTGCGGTAATGCCTCAGCACCAAAGGCGGGCCTATGCCGGCCTCGACCAGTATCGCCGTCCCGTTGAGGTGCGCGGCGTCCAGGAACTCGCCAAGGGAATTGCCGAATCCTTCGGGACCTTTGCCATCTTCGATGTCGAGACAGTGCTGCGGTCTCCAGCGATCGCACCATTCGTTACGCAGACGCTCTACTCGATCCCGCTCGAATTGAGGCGGGCCGCCTGCGACCGCGACCGGCTGAAAGCAGAAAGCGCGCGCAAGGAGATGGCGCGGATAATCTCGGCCGCGCTGCTGGCGCGATACCATTTCGAGCCCTTGAAGCACGCCGGCGCCTCCTGCCATCCGAATTGGGAAGAGGCCTTCGAGCAGCAGTTTGGCGCCGGCCGAGGAGGAGGTTTTCGGTGAGTGACGAACTGGGAGCAAAGCCCCACTACGAATCCGGCCCGTATGTCCATTACTGCGAGCATCCCGGCTGCACGAAATGGGGTAGCTTCGGTTTCGCAGTTGGCCGCGGCGAGCCGAACTGGTTCTGCTCTGAGCATCGGCCGGAGTGGAAAGCCGGACCAATCCCCCAGGCGCCATTGACGGCGCGGACGGCGCCGGAATAAGCGAGCTATGACCGTAACAATCACAGAAGAACAACGTGAAGCCTCCGACAACCTGCGCGAGGCGATGCGGTGTTCAACCACGCCATTCGCAAGGCCGCCTACAGCGGCCTGCACGTGGAGGTGAAGTTGCTTCAGTTGCATGCACCGAAGGGCCGACACCGGTTCCGCAGGTCGACGTTCTCGCGAAGCTGTGACGGTGTTTCACCTACCGGGTCCATACTCGCACCGGACCTCAAACTACAACTTTCGACAGTAAATCAGCGCGCACCTTTAAAACGTAGGGTAGTTTCTGGTGCGCTAGCCTGATAGCTAAATGGATGTTCGCGAGCGTGGCTGAAGGGATTGCCAGGCTCGGCGGACTATCATGCAGCAGACGACCACGCCGCACCCTGGCGCCGGCTCAACAGAGAAGCCGGGGTCCGCCCTACCCAATTTAACAAAGCGCAACAGTGGAGATCGTCATGACCGAAAACTCCAAGATTCCTCCGGCCAAGAAGACAATCGAAGATCCACCCGAATATTCGGCCGCCACCGGCGAAGGCCAGACATGGTCTGGCAGGGGCAAACCACCCGAGGCAGAATCTCAAGAAGGTCTTCGGGGCCAGCTTAAATGGAATGAGCAACGTAGCGGCCAGACGGAAACCGCTCCTTCCGGCTCGGATGCGGTCACGCAGGCCAATTCGTCTCCTGCCAGCGAAGCCTCCATGCGATACAACCCACGTTACAGCGCAAAGGATCGGGCACAAGAAGATCGTCCGGTTACGGGTGATCCGATTAACCAAGCGGATCCAACTGGACAAAGCAGCGACACGTCCACTAAGGCCGAAACGGTAACCTCCGAGGCCGGTCATGTTGCCAGCGGCGGGATTGGTGGCATTAAGGACGCGTAGAGCGCCACGCCGATTGCGCGATTTTCGGTGCCTCTTAGCCGTCCTCCTCTGGAAACCAGAACGAAGTTGAAATGTCGGGTATTGCGCAGGCGGCGCGTAATACCCCGCCCTCTCACGAGGTGCCGTATTCGCTGGGAGGTTCCCAATAGGGCACCACGCGGAGTCCAAGTCCCTCAACGTCGTTTCAGGGCAAATGAGCAGTCAGCGGATGGCAAATCACTGCACCTGCTGATCATTCGGCGGCGGCAGATACGGCAACTGGGCAATATCAAACGATTTTTGAAGAACAGAGCGAGCGCAGCGACGCCTGATAAGAACGCTATGATCGCAACATACGGCCACGGCCCTGCAAGGTCCTCGTTCATTCCACCAGTGACCTTCAACCCCGAGACGTCGACGGCGAATTGAACAATCAATTGCTTGCCGAATAGCATCGCCACGGCAAAGGAAATGATGTTCAAAGGCATCACGATCCCGAGTTTGTAGTGATCCTTCCGGAATATTATTATCCAAAGGATGACGGTGAGGACGACCGCGCCGAGGACGAACAGTCCAAACGACGAGAGAACGCGCAAAAGGTCTGCCTTATCGAGGTTCATCTCCGCTGCTCCGCCATGCTCGCCACTAGAAGCGTCGGAAGGGCGCCGAGTATGTAGAAAACACTGTAGTCATACGCAGCGAATGCATAGCCCTCAACGATACCCGACACGGCAGTGCCGATGCCGTACAAGAATGCAGCGATGGCTAAGAGTCGAAGAATTCCGCCTGGCCCCCTGAATTGGAGAAAGTGGCCAGGAAAAACGATTGCCAGCAGCGACTTCATATCTCGCATGAATTCGCTCTCTTGTTGACCGGGAATGCTGCTGATGGACATGCTCCCCTCCCCTGCAGCGGTCGACCCACCACCCATTTATATCACGAGTTGCTGAACAACGAAATCACACGGATGCGCTAGCCCCCAAGCCTGCCGCTAAACAAAAAAAGGCCCGCCACCGATTAAGGTAGCGGGCCAAAGTCGCGCAGCAGTTCATCGTTATGTTCTGGTTCGCGTCGAGCGTTGTTCGAAAACGCGATCGAGCCTTTCACTGATCGCATCTATTCGGCTACCGACTCCTTCGATAGCGCGCATGATCTGTGCCGTCGGGCTTCCATCCCCGCTTTCGTGGCGTAGGTCTCGGCGGTACGCAGTTTGAAGTTAGCCAAGTCATCCGCCACCCTGCTGCCCGCTCCTCAGCGGCCCTGACGCGCCCCTCCGTAGCCTTCTCGCCTTCCTTAACGCGGCTGTCGATCTTCCACAGATGCCCCATCCTGCACCCGCCACTGTAAGGAAGAAGAGAACCGCCTTCATTATTTCTTCAGGGGTCATCTCTTCAGCACCGCCTTCACGCCAGCAACTCCGCCGCCGACGTAGAACAGCCATTGGATCATCTGCTGAGCTGCGTCCTTCATTTCGAGCGTCGGCAAGTCCGCCACATTCCAAGAAAAGCCGAACACAGAATCTAGGATGACGGCCGACCACCAGAAGCCAAGCGGCAGGACGAACAGCGCGGCGAACATCCAGAACCACGGAAAGGAGAATTTTGCCTTATTGAGATCCGCCATGATGCGGGTCTCTTCGACGATCTGGCGCATATACTCCGCGGTGAGCTCGGTGCGCAGCTTCTCTTTGTCGACCTCGAGTTCAGCGCGGCGCTCCATCAGTTTGATGCCACGCTCGACCACTCCGCTGAGGCCGATCTTGATTAGGAAGGAAAACAGGGCGATCACGTCGGCAGCCCCATCTTCCGAGCCCACTGCCACCAAGCGACAGGAATGGCGCCGACAGCAGCGGCGATGCCCGCCTCAATAGCACCGGCAACGGCAGGGTCGTCGGTGATCAGCGATTTGACTTCCTCGCCGATGTAGCCGGAGCCATAAAGCCAGCCAGCCACCATGTAGAGAGCGATACGAATCCAAACGGTCATTTCTTGCCTCCCCGGATGAGCGCAAGCAGAAAGCGGCCGAGCGCGGCCCAGAAGCCGCCCTTAACCGGCGCAACAGCGCGTGCGCCATAGCCAGCCGCCTTCAGCGCCGTCTCAAAAACAACCGCATGGCCAGCGATCGTCTTTGCCTTGTCCGTGCCGTTGATGATCCGGCGCGCGCCGACGTAATCGGCTTTGACGCGATGTAATCCGCCAACTTCTTGCCGGTGAACCATCCTTCGGTCATGCCGACGAACATGATCTTGGCGGCGATGTCCTGGCCATGGCGAGATTGAAGTCGCGCAGCAGCGCGCCCTTCAGGCCAAGCTCCTTATCGGCGCGCTCGTAGTTCGAGTCCACGTCAGCTGGACGTAGCCGCGTCCATACGGAACCTGCCCGTACTTGCCCTTGACGCCGTACTTGCGGCCAGTGCCCTTGCCGTATTCGGCGATAGGCTGCATCGTTTTGGCCGTCTCGAGAAATGCCGTGGCGAGCATGTAGGCCAGATGCGCCAACGGTGTGCCGCGCCGCTCTGCCTCGTCTAGGATGGCGCCGACGCCCTGCACCTGCTTTTCCGACATCTTGCCAGCGAACAGGGGCGTGCGCACCGCCGCGAAGAATTTCGCGCGATCCATTGGTGTCTCCTGAAATGTGGTGATTGGTTAGCGCAAAGGTGCGCGGAGCCGTGGGCGGCCACGTGATGACGTGGGTGTGATGGTCACTGAATACCCCCAAAAATTATTGGGGATCCCTGGTTTCACGTTATTTGAAAGGCGGCTAATGTACGAGCGCACCACCTTGGGAGGAGCCAATGAGGTTTGCGTTCAGTCTTTCGCTCATTGCGATCGGCGTTTCATTTCTTTTGCCGAGCGATGGCTATAAAGCCGCACTTTTCGTTTCGTGCGGCGTGCTCCTGTTTCTGATCCTTCGTGATCCGAAACCCCCAGCAGCCAAGGCCCGCGAGGAGCCTGAACCGGACTCGGCATACGACGATGATGGCTTGCAAATGAACTGACGCCGCCCGCTAGAGCGGAATCCGATCACGCTGCATCATAGCCTGCGGCTGCGAAATAGTTGCGGCATTCGTCTGGGGTGAAGAGTTGGAGTAGTCGCCCGATTGTTGTCCAGAGGCTCTCGATGGACCGTTCGGCAGCTTTTCTCAGCAGGGCTTTGAGTTTTGAGAATGCATTTTCGATCGGGTTGAAATCGGGGCTGTACGGCGCAGGTACTTTAGCTTCGCACCAACGCTTTCGATCATTTCGCGAACCCTTGGCCCTTTGTGGCTGGAGAGATTGTCCATAACACCACGTCACCGGGGCGCAGCTCGGGCAGCAGCACCTTCTCGACGTAAGCCTCGAACGAAGGGCGGTTGACGGGCTGTCGATGACAAAGGGGGCGATGAAGCCGCGCACCGTCAGAGCGCCAATGAAGGTTGTCGTTTTCCAGTGACCATGAGGGACGCTGATCCGCAAGCGTTCTCCTATGCGGCATCGACCGTAGCGGCGCGCCATGTTGGTGGAAGCCCAGGTCTCATCGATAAAAACGAGATGTTCCGGATCAAGGTCAAGTTGACCGTCGAACCAGTCTTGCCGCCGTTTCAGGATGTCAGGTCGGTTTTGCTCCGAGGCATGCGCACTCTTTTTTTGCGCGTGATGTTGTGCCGCTTGAAGAAGCGCTGGATCGTCCCGAAGCCGAAGAAGAGACCCCGATCCGCCAGGCTGCGGCGTACCTCTTCCAAGGTAGCGTCCTTCTCCGGGCCCAAGGCTTCGACGACAACACTCATATGTGCATCGATCCGACCCGAGCGACGATCCCCGCCAAGCGCCTTGGGCCGGGCGTCGCCCTGTTCTCGCTCACGACTGCGCCAGCGGCTGATACTGGCCGCGCTCACACCAAAACGTTCCGCTGCAGCTCGGTGCGACAGGCCCTGCGTGACTGCCGCCAAAACCCGAACCCGCAAATCCATCGATAAAGCCTTCGACATGTCCGCCGCCTCCACACGGCGGATATCTATGAATCAGACCAAAACTGATTTGCATAGCCAAAACGATTCAATCAGATCGGGTTCCGCTCTAGGCCGCCCTGTAGCGGATTTTGAGGGCCACGACGTAATCAGAGGCGCCGGCGGCAGCGAAAGCCGTCGCCGCGACTGTGCCGCCCGAGTTGTCATCCCCGGTTTCTCGGATGGTGATGTAATTCCCGGCCGAATTCAGCCTGGCGCCCAGGTGCCTTGTAGTCGTCCTAGATCGACACCGCGCAAATCGACAACGTTTCCGCCCCACTCTCCTCTGTCCGTCGACGGCGCAGGCATGCCTGTGAACCGTTTTCGAACGCACCGGAAGCCGTGGTGAAGGCGCTTGTCGCCAAGCTGAAGGCGGCGTCTATTTCGACATAATCGCCTCGCGAACCGCGTCGTAGGTGAAATTGGACGGGGTAAAGACCGCATCGCCGTTCGTTGCAAACGAGCAGACGACAGCGGAAAGCGTTATCCTTTCTTGACCGTCGACTATAATCCGGTTTCCGGTCCCGACATCGTTGAACGTGTTCGCGTCCCACACGCCGCCAATGCCGTTACGCTTGCCGATTTCGGCGCGCATGTTCGTTGGATGAGGAGAGACCCCTGCCGAGCCGAAATGCACGAGTTTTAGAGGCCGTCCAGTTGGAGCGATGATTTGACCGATCTTGATACCGCCACCGGATGCAGCGGCGTCCGCCGTGCCGTCGTCTTCCTCTCGGGCGCGATAGACCGTGCCGCCCATTTCACCAAGGATGTGCAGGCGGTCAATGATCACCCAACAGTCAATACCACCGTGGTTCTGAATCCAATCGTTCAGGCGGTCAGCGGAGCAGTTGAGATAAAGATCACCTATGTGAACGGTGCAGTCTTTGCAATTCTCGACGAGTCCAGTCCTGAAACGAACAGCGCGCGTCCGATCGTCATCTACCACCATTCGGTCTACGTTGATCGTGACATTGTTGCTTTGCCACAGAGTTAAAGCCGCCGTCTGGCTATCGAAGTGGTCACCAAAAGCACCGGTGAGAAATGGAAAGTGCAGATAACAATCATCTGCATAGTCTATCTCGAGGGCGCGCGTATACCCTTTATATGTTCCGGCCCTTACTACCACATTTGCTACATTTCGCATCTTATAGTTACAAGAATACATATTATTTCCGGTCAACGTCCCGATGCGTCCGTTAGAGGACACTGCGGCTGTCGAGCGATCGGTAATATATAGCACATGCGGAGGCTTGAACCCGTGAACTGCCCAGGGACGAAGGCTGCGCCAGATCCCGTCTGCGTTTCCGAAATTTTCCCGCCGGTTATATTTTGGATGTCAAAATACGACCCTCCGAGAACAGCAGAAAGTCGATGTTGTCGAAGGAGATATCTCGGATAATTGCACCAAAGCTATGTGCGTCGACGCCTGGGATGACCAACTCCCGAAATAGCTCACCGGGCAAACAAAGCCTTCAATGCGCAGGCGCTCAGCAACAAAATCATCGCCGCCGCCATGGTAGATAAATGCGCACTCGGCGGCAGCATCTGACCCCCAAAGCGCATCGCCGTTGTCCAGCGAAGTCTTGTTGGTGACTTTAATTAGCATGTAGTCGCTGGCACCTTGAGGCGTCGAAAGCGTCAGTGTGATAGTCGTAGTGCCAAGGCCGCTGATCGATGCCGGCGTTTCATAGACACCGTTGCGGAACAGATGCACTTCCGCTGCCGTGGTAGCCAGATCGGCGGAACAGGTATACGGCCCGGCCGATCCGGGACCAAAGAAAGCGTCGTAGAAGTAGCACTTTACGCCATTGTTCCACGCCTCTCCGCCCATATCCAAGAAGCGGACGCCATTCGGGCGAACAGACGTGTTGGTCGGATCAGCCGTCGAGAAGCAAGGGAGACCCCATGTCTTTTGCCGAATGTTGATCGCATCCCTGCCGGCCAGGCAGCACGTCGTGACATAATCCCCGTTTACGAGGATATAGTCAGTCAAATCGTAGGTACCGGGGGACCAAATGACGATCGCATCCGACAGCCCATCGTAAAGAGCCTTGGCCGCAGCCGTTACGTCAGTTCCTGGTATAACCCCGAGCCGCTCCGCGAATACCACCTTCGCGCCAACCGGGATGCCAGAGGCCAATGCTGCTTGATTGGCCCAGTATTCTGCCTCTGTTGCGGCGGCCTCTGCCTGCGCAACGATTGCCGCGCTCGCCTGGTCGCTCACGAGGCGGAACGTCGAGCCGGAAACGATGCCCATGACGATCATGCCGGCGGTCAGCCACCGACCGCGACATCATTGCCGCTGTTCGTCTTGATCGTGAGCGCGGAGCCGCCGTTGAAGGAGACGGTGACCGGAGAGGCCGTTTCGCCTCGAAGACGTTCATCCATACGAGCGCCGAGCTCGAAACCGGAATACTGGTCGTGGCCTGAATGGCGTTTGGCTTCCGGCTCCGGCGTCAGAGGCGATGATGAAGGAGAACGGCAGATCGGAAACACGCGTCCAAGAGCCGACACCAGAGGCGCCGATCTTCCGATAGATGCCGTTATTCGCGACCGTCGCATCACCGATCACCCACGCCATGGTGTTTGCGGCGTAGGCCAAGCTGGCGTCCAGTGCAGCCTTGGAAGAGAAGATCAGCCCGCCGTTTGCGGTAAAGGCGTTGATCAGCCCCTCGACCCACGCGCCCCAGTTGCGCAGGTCACCTTTCTTGATCTTGTGCGACCCAGACGATGGCACGCCATCGGTTTCGTAGTCGCGAGCGACTTCAGCCATAGTCAAGGCCATAGTGTCTCCATGTAAAGAAAAGGCCCGCACGAAGGCGGGCCGGAAGATCAGGATTTTTGTGGTGGGTTAGCTGACAGCAAACGAGCCCGTCGCGACCGCAGTGCCCTGCACGCCGGATGGGTTTATCGACCGCAGCCACGCGTAATAAGTGCCCGCCGTCAGCGACGTCACAACACGAAGGTCAGTGGCGCTCGGCGGCCCGTATTCGGTGGCCGCAAGTGTCGCCGTGCCGAGGTTGTCGACGGTGTTGATGTAGATGCGGCAGGCGAAGTAGTTGGCGCTATTCGGCGCGGTCCATCCGAACTCGGCTTCTGCCGGCGTCGACACATCCACGCTGACAGCCGTGACCGGACCAGGCGCAACCGGATCCGCCGTAGCGGTCAGCAGCACATAGTCGGTCCATTCTGATTTCGACCCGCCGCCCCAAGCTCTCAACCTGACGCGATACTCCTCGCCGTCGACAAGGTAGCCGGAACGCACTTGCGTGGCTCCTGCCTCGGAGAACACCGACTGCCGCCCGTCGAGCCGCTGGTGCGGTCGTATTCGAGCTCGTATGTCAGCGTGTCGTCGACGAAGGTCCACGTCGCATTGATGAATGCCCTGTCGCGCCGCCAGAAACGACTTCCGTCTGGATCGTCGGCACAAAGCTAGTCGGAACAGGAACGCCCTCATCGGGCAAGGCTCTACCGACTCGCCAGGCTCACCCTCTTCTGTTGCAGCGTTAAAGGCATACAACGACGACGAAACGAGAATGCCAGAGAACGAAATGCGCATGTTGCGCAGGTCGATCTGCACGCTCGATGTGATTTCGACCGTAGCCTCAGCCAATCCCCGGCTAGGATAATGCACCGTCACGAAGCGCCGGTACGGAATGTTGCGAGCGCCGTCAGCCGGATAGTCGGCAACGATCGACACCTTGCGAGCATTCGCCCTGATGAAGGTCAGTTTCTGCTTGCGCTGGCAATGGTTGTGGCTCTGGATTGCCGCATTCTCGAAAGTCCGCGTGCGCTCCGTGCTGTCGTCAACGACCGCATACGGCTGGCCGTAGATCGCTGCGTCTTCGGTGATGTAGTCCTTCGCCGTATTGACGTAGCGACCGCGAACACCGAGCACTGTGGCTGCGCGCCGCTTGTTCTTGTCGACGCGGATGCTGAAAACATTCTCCGCAGTCAGCCGCACGTCAGGCGCAACGAACTCGCCGGCATGCACGCCAATCTTGCCGTCGGCGCGCTCATAGACGACGAGCTCCGCGGCCTCATCCATGATGCGGCCAACCTCGATCGGGTCGTTGCTCGCGCGGAACCAGAAGCCACCGTGGTAGCGCTTCTCTGTTCCGCCACTGCGGTTCGTGACGTTCTGGTCGCAGACATTCGCCGCATTCGCCCAGTCAGGCAGATACATATTCTCATAGGCCATCTTGCCGCCGACGGGGTGGCAAAGATGCCAGAGCCGCATAAGCGCCAGGTTGCTCGAAAACTCCCACGTGCTCGGGTTGTTGTAGCGGTGCGCCCCCACCCCGCCCTGCGTGCTGTCCTGCGAGGATCGTAGAGCAACGCCCCGTCGCCAACTGCCGAATGCTCCGGCATCTGGTTGGGATAGACGTCGAGGAAGTCCTTTTGGTGACCGTCCTGCACGTCATGTAGACGGACGCCAGTCCATCTCCGCGGCAGTTATTATTCCAGATCGTCGGGAAGGCGGTGACACGTCGGCGTATGCCGTCTCGGCGTTCATTCCGAGCTTCGTCTTTATGTGAACGTAGCTGACGCCGTCCTTGTCGTAGTGTCCCGGCGAAGTAACGCCGCCGTCGACGTTCAGGGTGGCCTTCTCGTCGTGCAGATAGTGCTGCACGTACTGGTGAATGCGATGCCCCGCCCAGACGATGATGTGGTGCGCCTTGCCGCCTTTCTCCTCTAGAAAGACGTAGTCGCCGCCCTTCTTGGTCCTGCCGAGCACGTAGGCGAGCGACGGAACGCTTTGCTTCAGATTATAGCTGCCGTCATCCGGCTTCGGCACCTTCGGCTTGTCTACGAACATGCCTTGCAGTGCGGTTGCGCCGAACGCCAAGGCAGCAGTCGCAAGCGCGTACGTGCCTAGATAAAGCGCGTTGGCGGCAAGCGTCGTTGTCGCCAGCGAAGATACGATCAGCGCCAGCGACTCAATAACTCCAGGCATTCAGATTCTCCAAGCCGCTAGCGTGCGCGCCGTCATGCGGCCGAAGCCGCCGTGCATGCGGACAAGCCAGCCACTGCCGTCGTGGATGGCGCCGAACTGGCGATGAATGTTGATTGGGCTGCCGATGACGCCGATGTCGCCGCGCTGTGGCCGCTGGACGCGCTTGCCGCCTATGTTCGCAACACAGGACGCCACCAGCGGCACAGCGCCCTGGTGGGCCGCTATGATGGCGCGGAATCCGTCGTCGCTGTCGTAGGTGCCGCGCAGGTGCGTTGCCGGGTCACGATGGCCGAGCCAACGCGCCCAGTCGGCGAGCACCATGCAGCAGTCGACGTGACCGGGTTGCCAAGGGCGAGTGTTGTTGTCGGCGAGAAAGGCAGCGGCTCGTCGGCCGCTACCAGTTGGGCCATTTAATCGTCTGATCCCGCATCAGCGGCACGCGCTTGCAGAACTCGTCGTCGGCAGCGGATGGTTGAGCACGGCAGAGCGCGCCCGCTGGTCGACGTCGGACAAAACGGAGCCATTCGTGACCGTGCGCAGAGTAAAGCGGTGGTCACTTCGATGTTGACCATCGAGCGAATGCCCTCCGCCGTGGATTCGTCCACAACGTCGAGGTTGTCGATTTCGCCGGTAAAGACGACGATAGGCTCTCCATCGGGCTGCTCGTATTCATCGAGGATCTGCAATTTGACGATGAACGGCGAACCTTGCACGCTCGCCGTCTCATCGTAGTCCCAGATGTCGTCAGCAGCCGACTGGCTGACCGATATGAGCGACAGCGCCAGCGTGAAAGCCTCGCCGTTGATGGCTGCCTCGATCGACTGCAGCGCGTCCTCAGTGAATTGCGCCGGCCGGTAGAAGTTGCCATCTCCGTCGACGAACGTGCCGCCCGACCCATCCCACACGCGAATGGTCTCCTCTGGCAACTCGACGTCGCAGAGGATGCGCAGCGATTTAATGGGCATATGCTATTCCCCCGAGACTCGACTTTGCGTTGTACTTCTGATCAATTGGTTGCAGTGCATCAAAACTGGAGGGGCGCATGACCGCCGGCATACCGCAATTTGAGATCAGCAACTTTCACAACGACCCGACCCAACCACGGCTGTGGTGGGCTGAAGTCAGAGTAAATTTCGACGAGATGATTGACGACATAGACGTCACGCAGTGGGTGACGATACGCGTGCGTATTACAGCCGACGAGCCTTTAACCGTGCAAGAACTGCGCGAAAAGCTACACCGCAAGGCGGCTGAGACGCTGCGCCTTGCTGTTCAACACGTCGAAGGTAAGTCAGCACAAGAGCTTCTTGACGCCGCTCATCAAAGAAACGAGCAGGAGGCATCCCAGATACGCTATTCATAAGCACCCCTTAGAGGTTCGACCAATAATCCACCGCCTCGAAAACGAGACGGACGGCAGCGAAAACTTGCCGACGGCGTTCTGGTCGATGTCCATGCCGCGGTCCTCGGCCAGGTGGCAAAGGCACGTCGCTGGTCGAACTCGAGATCTGCGCCGGCAGGAATAAGCTCGCGCACCGAAGGCGAAATCGGCACGGTCCAAATATCGCCGCTTTCGACGTGACCGGTCCCGTTTCATAAAGGGCGTGATTGTACGAGAAGCGAACGCCCACCAAGTTGGCGTCGGCGTTAATGATGCGCAGCCTGATGGACGTTGCACCTACCGCCGTCACACCGTCGGTAACGACCGAAATGGCGCCCTGCGTGTATGGCGTGTCATCGTCAAACGGGCTGTCGTCGCTGTGGTCCGTCTCGATGACAGGCTCGAATTTGCCGGAGACATAAGGCGCCGACAGGCTGGAGCGAACGCGCACGGCTATCATGCCGGGGCGTCCGCCGAGTGTCTGCCGAATCGCGTTCCATGTTTGCCAGGCCCGTCTCTCGCGATTTTGCATCACGATACCCGAGTACGTGACGCTCCAGAATCCCAAGTCCGTGCGGGTCGATGGTTCGATGCCGCCGAGCGTTCGGCCTCCCGATCTGCTGAAAGGGACCAAGTCTGCCGACGCCTGCTGCGGCGTTAGCACGCATACTGGCCATTGGATGATTTCAGACATTGCCGCTCCTTAACGCCACTCGGCGCCGCCCTTCTGCTGCTGATATTTTGAGACTGCAGCGGGCGCTTGCTGATTGGCGGCCGAGAGAATTCTGGGCGCTGCCGTGGTCACTGCGGCATTGCTTTCGCGCTTCACGTAAGCCTGAAGTTTGCCGTCGTCGTCGACGCTAACCCCCACCTGAACATCCACAGCCTGCTGCCCCGCGCCACTACGCTTAGGAATCGCGGGTGTTTTGAACTTAACCGGGATGCTCCGCCCGTCGGGCAAAGGCACCGCAGCCTCAGGTCCAGCCTCGCCGAAGATTGCCGCCGACCGCGAAACACCGCCGCGGGCAAATTTTTTCAGTGCTGCGGTCTGCCGTGAGCTGCGATACCGCCCTTAGCAAACGGGAATATCGCCCCGAGCAACCCGCCGAGGATCCCTCCGCTTCCGCCTCCCCCGGTGCGCTAAACGGCCCCTTGCCGAGAATTGCCGCTTGTGCCACGGCCTCGATGAGGGTGTTCAGAAACTTGTCGAGCGCTTATTTCCCGTTTCTATTTTGGGAATGAGTTCGGAGAAGGCGTCGTAGAAGGCATCTCCGAAGAACTCTGCCTGCTCACGCACCTTGTCCTGGGTGGCTGCAAGTTTCTCGGCAGCTGACGATGCATTGGCGTAACCAGCTGCGAGGGTATCGATCTGCGCAGCAAGTTCTGGTGTAATCTCTTTGCCAGCGCTCTTTGCTGCATTCAGCAGATCTTGCTTTGATGCTGCGAATTCAACGGCATATCCGAAATCATTTAGAAGCGGATTTAGTCCAGCCTGCGCTGCTGTTTCAGCCTGGATGGCTGCGGTGCGCTCCTGAATCTGCTCGATTTCTCGCTGCAGTTCGTCAGCGCTGCCACTACCACCACTGCCGCCCCCTCGACCGCGACCACCACCCCTGCCGCCACGGCTCGGTGGCGGCTTGAAATCAGGCAGGGAGACTGGATTGACGGCGGCTTTCTTGCGCTTGCCGCCTCTCGTCCTTGGCCCGCCCAGAGAAGTCGACCCAGACTCGGGCACCGCTTCGATGCCGTTCTCGCCCAGCTGATACCCCGCCACAGTGTCTGGGATGGCTGCCGCTGCGGCCCTGACTTCGGCGAGCTTCCCAAGCACTTCATTCAGGCGAGCCACCGCTTCGGTGTTATCGAATCCGAGATTGGTGTTTTTCTCAATGGTCGCCTGGAGCAGCTCAACCTCGCGCTCGAGCGCCTTTACCGCGTCCTCCGCCGGCTCTTTATCAACGTTTATCACGTTGCCGGCGGCGTCGGTTACGCCGGAGATTCTGTTCAGCGTATCAAGAACCGCATTCAGCCCCTCGTTGTTGGCGAGGAAATCCCTGAATGCAGGTCGGCGTCCTGAATCTTCTTGATCAGGCCAGAAACGTCGAAATCATCAATGGCGCCGGCTGCATTGTTAATGCCGTGCGCAAACCGCTCGTCGCGCCAGTCGATTGATTAAACTCGCGAACAACGTTCGTTAGCGACGTCCAGAGATTGTTAGTGGCCTGCGCAATTGTGAAAGCGCATTGGCGGCTTTCTGCTCGAGGATCACGGAGCCGGCCTCAAACGCGCGAAAGAACGCCTCTGAGGAAATCTGGCCATCCACAATCAGCTGCTTCAATTGAGAGACGGAGCCACCGGCCTCCTTCAGGCCGGCAGCAGCTGCCTGAGCAATCGTCGGTGCGCCTTCAAGGATGGAGTTAAACTCTTCTGCCTGCACTTTGCCGCTGCCGAGCGCCTGCCCCAATTGCAAGAGGGCACCGCTAGCGGCCTGCGCGTCTGTCCCCGCCACGCGGAGAGCCAGGGCAACGTTGTTGGTAAAATTGAGCAGTTCGCCGCTGGTGACGCCAAGTTCCTTCTGCGCCTGCGCCGCCTTGCTGTATAACGAAGTAAGCGTCTCGATCGGTGCGCCATTGGCTATCGCTGCCTTGGACAATCCTTCGTAAACGCGCTCCAGTTCGGCGCCAGAGAGTCCAGCCACCTTCAGCGAGTTATCGATGCGAGTGGCCGCTTCGGAAAGATTGCCAATGCCACGGATAACATCCGTGAAGACGAAGGCACCAGCGACTGCAGCGCCCGCCTGCACCAGGGAGGCGGTCATTGCCTTCCCTGTGGATGCGGCCTGCTTCTGAATTTGCCCCATTTGGCGGTTTGTTATACCGCGCGCCTTGCTAAGCGAATTCTGGTAGCCCTTGAGGTCAGCACTCAACTGGACGACGAGGCGTTCAAGATCGGTTGCAGCCATTTAAAAGTCCCCGCTGTCGGCATCGTCCTTCGACTGCAGCCAAGTCCAAAGATCGTCCGCCTCGGCGTTCGACATCTTCTCCTCGCCGCCGCCGTTAGCTTTCACGTATCCGTCAAGAGCCGCGCGAACTGCCACATGGACATCGCGTTTATCTGTTGCGGTGTGAAGCCCATTGCGGCGCCAACTCCGTAGATCGAGGCAAACCGAATCTTGCGTTCGGAAGATCGTCTACGCTTCTGGAACTGGCGCCTCCGGCTCCCCCACAGGTTCCTCAGGCGCGCCCAGCAGGCCAGCGGAAAAACCGCAATGGCGATCGGGTGGTTTTCAAGAGGAGGGCGGCGCTCGACGTACTGCCGAATCTTTTTCAGCGCATCGGCGGGAGGCATTCCGCCGCCAACGAGTCCGAGACGGATGACGTTGGCGATGTCCTGCACGCGCCACTGGTGAGAGTGCAGGCGATGCAGGATCATGTACGGCCCAGCATCGCACTCCTCTTGTAGCGTGGCGAGCTCGCCCCAGCCGAGACGGAACGAATACGTCCCGTCTCCGAAGTCGAGTTCAATCCTGGCGTCGCGAGCCATTAGAACGTATCCGTGCGAACCAGTGCGCCGTCGGACTGCATCGACACGTTGAGCGTAACTCGACCGCCCTGCTCTGCGCCGATCTCCAGCGATTCGACGTGGAAATTTCCAGTCCATGTCACAGTTCCGGTCGAGAATTCGATCTCGATCTTAACGGCAACGGATTCAGTGCTTTCATATGCGTCGAGCCAGGTCTCGACGGCAGATGCGGCCAAGACGCCTTCGCCGGAAATGGAGGCGGAAATACTCTCGACATCTCTACCCAAAACTATTGGGTCATCGGGCAGGTCGCAATCGGGGAGAGCCACCTCGGAGAGCGACTTCGTGAGCGACAGGCTCTTGCTGGTGAACCCGCAAGGAGCGGTATAGGTGCCGGTGCCTGCCAGGTCGAGCAAGACACGAAATTTGCCAAAGCGCGCAGTAATAGGTGCCGCCATTGTAGTCTCCATGAAAAAGGCCGCTCATGGCGGCCGTGATGTGGTGGTGATTTGGTGATGGCGGCTACGTGACTTCCACGAATGCCGTTATGCTCACGATCGCGCGATTGGTCGTGCCGTCGCTTCGCGCTGGTATCGCGTGATACGGTGGCGAAGGCTCGCCAGCGCATTGGTGGGAAGAGGCATCTCAGCCTCATGCAGAGCGGCGCGAACGGCGCTGAAAGCTTTCTGACCTGAGCGTCGCTGAATGCTTCGCCGCTACCCCATGACCAGCAATCGATCTGCATGGTCACCTCTAGGCCGCGATGCAGTCCGCGTCGTCTGTGAGAGCGTCCGACGGCCCCATAGAGATATACGGCGGTGTCAACGTGCCGTCCGGTGGCCTGTTGTAGACGCGCGATCCCACGAATGATGCAACCGTCGCGTCGGCCTTCAATCGAGAAATGACGGCGGCCGTTAGTTCGTAGGTAGGATCCACTAGCCGCCTCCTGCTGCCACTTCTTTGGCGGATTTATTGACGGCGCGAGTGATACGACTCTTGACGCGCTTGCGATTGGCTCTGAAACTCACGAAGAAGAATGGCGAGGCAGCAATTGCCGGTATCGCCACACCAGCAAACATGCCGCCAGCCGTATGCGCTGCCGTTCCGAACTCGACGAAACGAGCGTAATAAGCGTCAGCATTGCCTGCGTATATCGTAATGGTGTTTTCGCTGCCTGTGCTGCGCATGCCTTGGCCGCGCACGGTAGCGATCGTCAGCGCACCCTTCGGAGCGGAGCCCCAAGTCCAGTCGATGCTGTTTTTGAGGGCGCCACTATCTGTTGGCACCAAACCCTTCATCATGGCGACGATCTCGTCGGCGCCCTGCTGCATCGCCTCACGTATCCGCTTGCGCGCCACAATCGGAAGAAGCGAAAGCTTCCTGTTGAGGCGGTCTAGGCCGATCACCTTCGACGTCATGCCGCCGCCTGCGTGCCGATGGTCGCCAGCATCTCGATGTAGCGATTCTTCTGATCGGTATTCACTGGCGGCGAGGTGATGGCATATACCTCGCCAGATCGCGCATCAACCGCGCGCCATGCAGCATCCAGGGCACGCGTCGCAGTGTGCGACCTAACCTTTATCGTCACAGGCTGCAAACCTTCAGGCGGGCACCCATGACGGCCTCTGAGCCCATGCGCGGGATAATCTCCGCGTGATCGGTAAAGACCGTCGCGAAGTCTCCCACAACCTCATTCCGTACCCATCCGACTCAACGGTGCGCCGTTGGAAATTAAGTGACGCGCGAAGCTTCCCTGCGGTCATTTGCCGGCCTCTCGGTTTTTTTGCTTTGCCGGCCGTAGCAGCCGCAGCCGCGCAAGCGCGCGTTACGTTCTTCACGTCACCTGCCTTAAACGCGATCGTGACGGGCGGTCGAGGCTTCCAGTCGTAGTCGGCCAGAAACCTCATCCACATTAGAGCGCGACGCCTGTGTAGCTGATGTCGAGTGCCAGAACGCTGGTCGACTTCGACATGCCGAGCAGGCAGACGTAATCGCCGGTCAGAATATCTGCATACGGGGCGATGCCGCCTGGGGTGGCTGATAGGTAATAACTAACGCCAGCGACAAGCGTGCCGCCGATCGTGATGTCTCCAGACTTCTGCACAGCGATCGGCTGGTCAAGCGAGGCGCCGTTCAGCGCGATCCCGCTGGCTTGCCGCACAGCCGCGGTGGCCGAGTCGTTGTCAGCCAGCATCCACTTTTTGGTGGAGGCGTTCTGGTAGACAACCTGACCTGCCGTGACGGTTTCCCCGGCAGTGCCGTGCGTGACTGCAGCGTTAGAGCCGGCGAGAACCGAGCCGGGGGTAATTACGATGTCTGCCATGTGTGATTCCTTCCGGCCTAAGCGCCGCGTCTAAAGTTGCAAAGGAGGGCGTCTAGCGCCGTCCAGTCCTCAAGTTTCGCGTTCTCGCGATTTTCGTATGCGTCTGCGATCCAGAGGAGGGCGGCATGCTTCACCGCAGGAGGGGCATCGGCATAGCCGACAACGCCCGTTACCGAAATGCGCGAGCCAGGCTGAATTGCCGGCCACTGCTGGCCGTATTTTGTGACAATCGCAGCTTCCAGATCGTCGTTGCGGAGCTCATAAATGCTTGTCGCAAGCGTCTGCGTAGCGCCGTCCGTTCGACATAGGTGACCGACGTAACAGACGAAACAGGGGCCTCCGGCAGCCGCTTGAAATCACAGAAACCGTCGCACTTCATCTCGACGGTCTGACTGCGAAGCGAACGTTGCAGTATTTCTCAATGTGATCTCGAGCGGATTTAACGAGCAGACCGATATCCTGATCATCATCCGCGAAATCAAGTGAAGGCGACGCTTCGCCTCCTCTGTCGTCACCGGCTCACTTGTCGCCGGGATCGTCACTTTCGTGGGATACCACATTCTTGCCTCGCTTGCCGCGCCGCTCTTGCGCCGGTTCAGAAACAGCGCGTTCGGTCTTTTCCTCGGCGACTGGCAATGCGTACCCAGCGTCGATCAGCCGAATAGCTTCGTTCTGCGGAAAGTCACGCTCATCGCCAGGCGAGAGCGAATATTCATTGCCAGCAAGGCCGACCAACATCTTGATTTTCATGGTAACTCCCTAGAAGGAGGCGGGGCCGAAGCCCCGCCGTCCAACATTAGACAGCAGCCGTGATCAGGTGCTTGACTGCGGCGGTGTCGCCGAGCTCACCGTCGAAGCGGATGAGACCAGCGATACCGAGATCGGGCCAGAATCTTTCTCTGAGGACACCTATTACAGGTGAGCCGACCTTGCGGACGAAGTACTTGGAGAAGTCACCGAACAGCATGACCTTCGCAGCAGCGCCAAGCGATGCCATGTCGTCGTTGATGCTGTAGCGATAGCCGAGGAGCGTGCCAGGCTCGCCCTTCTGGACATCGCCCATCGACCACAGATAGTTGCCGTCGCCGTCCTTCAGCTTTCTGATGGCGGCGAGCGTCGTGTCGGCAAACATAAAGCGCGCCTTCGGCGAACGCCTGTAGGCAGCGTTGACCGAGTGCAGCAGGTCTATGATCTCGTCCGCTGTGATCGCAGCAGTCGCAGCGGCCGTCTTGCCGAGCGAGGAGGCGGTGACAACGCCGTTCGGGTCGCCGGTACCGTCGCCGATCGTCAGCTCACGGTTGGCAATACGGCCAAGGCGCCGCCGAGCAGCGATCCGAGCAGCGTTTCCATGTTGAAGATGGAATCCTGCGCCAGTTCCATCGAGAACTTCACGAACTCCGTATCGTAAACGTATGGTCGAGCCGCTTCTGGCCGAAGGTAACGTCTTTCGCGCCGGTATCGCCGAGGGCGTTGCCTTCCGTGTGCTTGACTGCGGTAACGGCCGGTCATCGACCGTGGGCAGATTAATCTGATTGCCGCCCGCCGTGGAAATGACGGTCGCGACGTCCTCAGAGTACATCGGACCCCAGTCCTTCATCGAGCGGACGATGATGTCAGCGAGCTCGACAGGCACGGTGTAGCCGCCAGGGCCGCCAGAGGTAGTCACCTGAGTACGGAATTCCTTCGCGGACTGAACTCCGGCCTTTAGAACAGAACGCTCTTCGGCGGAAAGCTCGCCGATGTCGGCGCCGCCGGCGAGGAACTTGTAGAATACCTCACGATATTCGACAGCTTCGCCGTCGTCCTGGCCGCGAGTTTCTCCATCACCGCCGTTCGGGCGCTTTTTGGCGCGCTCTTCGGCCTGACGATCAGCAAAGCGCTTCTCGAGAGTAGTCATGCGCTCTTCGCGTTCGATCTTGCGCTCAAGGGCGTCAAACTCGCACATGATGGAATCGTGACGAGCCTCGAGCTCAGCAGAGCGAGCTTCGTCGGTATTGGCGTTGATTTCGTTCAGCGCCTCACGGGCCTGGGTCATAAGGCGACCGCGTTTTTCCTGCAATTCAGTGAGGGACATAGATCTTCCTTTCGGGCAAAGAAAAAGCCCGTCGCAAGAGCGTACGGGCTGTGGTGAATGGCAGGACGGTCCTGCCCTCCGGCCGGGCCGGGTGACTACGAGGCGTGGCGTCCTGCCGGTATGCCCCGAAATGTTTGCTCCATCGCAGCTCTCTTGCCGGCGATGCGCCGCTCTGCGGCGGCTTTGTTTTCGGCCTTGCGATACTCAGCCGTTCTCGCCTCAGTGCGAGCGGCCTCCAACGAGCGCAATGCCAGGCTTGTGTCGGATATGCCGGAATAGGCGTTGCCGTGACCTCAAAGAGTTCGGCCTCAATGACAGTGCGGTGCGGAAGGTCGCCGGTGTCGTCCCATTCCTGCTTCGTGCTCGGAACGAGAAGCTCATGCCGCTGACATCGCCGCGCTCAACCAACGTCCAAAGGTCGTTGCCGTCGGTCGTGTCCGGAATGTCGATGTAACTTTCAACCCATGGCTGTCTTCAGCAAGGCGTAGCGTGCCACTACGCGTCCTGCCAACGACGCGACCAGTGTCGTGATTCACAAGCGCAAGGATGTCGCCGCGCAGTGCCTTCGTGAATGCGCCTGGCGCGATTCGCTCAACAAAGTAATCGCCGATCGTCGTGTCGCTGTTCCACACAACCGCGTAGCCCGTCAGCGTCCGCTTGTCGGATTCTGAGCGGAACTCTACGCCGAGAGCTCCGCCACGTTTTTCAATGTCCGTCATGCGGCTTCTTCCGCCTCGTCCTGATTATTGTCGTTGGCTGGCTGCCGATCGCCGGGAGCGTTCTGCTGCCCGTAGGTGGCCGTTCCCAGTGGTGCCGTTGCGCCCTGCAAGAACAGATCATCGCCGTGCGGCTTCGCTTCACGGTTTTCTAGTGCTCTTGCCTCATTCGGCGTCAGCAACGCGTTCTGAACGGCCTTTGCCAGGCCGTCCATGCGCGAAAGGAAATCGCCGCGCATCAATCCATCGAGGACGTGCGAAATGTAACGATTTCCGCCGCCACGTCCGAAGAACTTGAGGTTCAGCTCATCCTCCAGCGCCTTTGCCCACTGGCCGATGAGATGCTGAACGAGCATGAGATTCTGCTGTTCAGTGTTCGCCATCGTGCCGTGCGTCAGATCCTGCAAAAACACTGGCGGGAGTTGAAATGACCTCGCGATTTCCTCGACTTGGAATCGCCGGGCCTCTACCATCTGCCCCTTGGCAGGATCCAGGCCGACGGGCTTTAGCTCGTTGCCAGGGGGGATGGGAAAAATCTGGCTGCTGCTCGATTTGGCCGCGCCGATCGCCGCTTGATATCCTCATGCGCGCGTTTCAGCGCATCAGCTCCCTGTGGCAACGGGCCAACGAGGGCAAGCGGCGGAACACCACCGCCAGCAAAGAAGTTCTGCCGTAGTCATTCATGGCCAGGGCAAGCTGGATGGCTTTCGAAGCCATGTTGATTGGCCCGTAATGCTTCAGGCCACAACTGCGCCTCAAAAGGGGACATCGATGACATCGGCCGCTTCGTAAGTCTTCCCCTCAAACTCGTATGTGACCTTCAGACCGACGCGCTTGATCGTGGTCTTTGCCGGATCCATCGGCCAAAGCGAGTCGATGCCTTGCGGAGTTCGCTCGATGTAAGCAAGGCCGCGACCGCCAGTGAATACCTGCTGCCAAAACCACTGCCAGAACGCAAAGGAACCAAGCGCGTCGTTGGGAGCGACATTCACGACTGTCTCGAGTTTGCCTCCAACTCTCTTCGCGCCTTCCTTCGTGTCCCGATACGCGTGCCGAGGTAGTGCAGCCAAGGTGCGCGACAGGAAAGCAACCGCAGCCCACACGGCCGGTACGCGCAAGGCGCTGTCGATCGTGACGTTTGGCAGGTTTCCTGACTGGACGCCGAAAAACGCGAGGAAGTTCTCGTCACTTACCGGAACAGTCGGATTTTCGATGGATGCGCGCGATTCCGGCGCGTTCTTTGATCTAAACGGCCATCGCATCAGAATGCTCCTAAATCCGCTAGTGAAAATGAAGGATCGTCCCACGCTGAGGTGGTGGGTGGGATCGCACCCGGCAGGCCGTCGGCCGCCGCGCATGTCGCCATGGCGATCGTCACGAGACCGTCGATGCGACCACGCGAGCGTTTCTTGTCAAATGCCCGATTGCCTTGGCCGTCTGCATCAACGAGTGCGTTGCCGGCGCACATGTACGTGACCGGCGACGAGTCGATGGTGATCGACCGCTCTAGAATGCGATCCTCGAGGCGCTCGATCGCCCGCGGCATGCAGAGCGCTCGATCTTCAAACGCGACACGCTTGCCTTGGCCGGAGCGACCAGCTTGAGCCCCTGCCCTTCAGGTTTGTCCGGCCCTTCGTATTTCCAAACCGGAAAGCCGATCTGCTCACATGCGGCAATGAAATCGGCCAGCCAGCCGGGTCGAACGCAAGAAACTCGATATTTTGTTCTGAGCAGAGCTTCTTCACCTCGGCGGCAACGAACGTCTTGTCGATGACGGCGCAGACACTGCGGTCAGATCGACCAGTGGATCCTGGGACCACTCGACATACTTGGCGTTGTCGGAGAGCGCGCGTTCGGCAAGACCGTCCTTGGTAGTCCAGTACCAAGTCTTCGCGTAAAGATGGCTCTTCTCGTCGGCCCAAACTGCAGTCAGAGCAGTCAAATCGTTTTTGTCTGACAGATCTAGCGATAGCCAGCATTTGCGCTCGCGTTGCTTCTCAGGGTCAACTCGCCCCTGAACGGCCGACCAAGCGTCCTCGGCAATCCAGAAGTCGGCCGCCCCGATCGGGATGCCGAAATAGAGGCGCTTCACGGAAAACGCCGTCGACAGCAACACGCGTGCCGTGTTGACCTCGCCGCGGATGTTCTCGATGGGGAACGTTACGCCCAGCGCCGGAAGCGACTTTTTCCAAACGGCCTCGTTTTCGAAGACCGTGTCGCGGTCTTTTTTGTCGACGCGGCAGATGAACGCGAAAGCTTCATCGTCGGAAATTTCGCCGGTCGCCACCTTTTGGTAGAACTCGCTGTACTCGGTGCCGACGATCTGGGTCGACGCGGGCGTGTTGGTCCCCAACAGCATCAGTGCGTCGCCGGGCATCTTCGCGATTGCGCGCTTCCACGTCTCGATCGAAGAACTGTCCCGAAACTCGTGAATTTCGTCTGCCGCAACCATAATCGGACGCGGGCCGCTAATGGCTTGGCCGTTCGCGAGCGATTGGAACTTCCCGCCAATCTCCGGAAACTCGATCTTCCAAGCGTTGTCGCCCTCGCCGCGGATGATCACGTCACCGCGGGAAACGAGCGAATCCTCCTCGTCCTCCTCGCCGCCGGAATTGGTGCGCGGCACATGGCCACGGCGTCCTTGAACAGGACGTTAGCAGTCGCGCGATCTTGGCCGATCGAATAGACCTCGGCGCGTTTAACGCCATACAGCCGCCCATGTACAGGCCGGTTGCGGCCATCCAGGGCGACTTAGCCTGGCCCTTTCCAGTCTCCACCCAGGCGGAGCGAAAGCGCATCCGGCGCTGTCCTTACGCCATCCGAACAAACTGCCAGTGCAGAAAACCTGCCACGGCAGAAGGTTGAAGGGCTTGCCTTCAGCGGCGCCAGCCGTAATTGAAAGAACGGCAGGCGAGAAGCCGATCGCGCGAGCAGCGTCTTTCGGACTCCAGTGCAGGCCTCGCTTATGGCCGTCCCTCAGGTCCTTAAAGTGCCGCTCGGCGGCTGCCATTTGATGCTCGCCAGCAACGATCCTGCCAGCCACTACATCCTGGGCATACAGCGTCGTTGTGTCATCCGTCAGCCGGTTTGAGGTATGCGTCGGCCGCTCTACTCTTCTTCTTGCCACGAGCCACCTTCGTTGCCTTCCCGCGGCTCAGCGGGTCCAGTCCAAGTTTCGCCTCGAGGACAACGATACGCGCATCCGCGTGCTGCATAGCCGACCAGTAGGGGTTCCATTGACCGACTTTGGCTCGTTTTCCCGACAGGATCGCACCATGCTCGGCGACATGTTTCGCGGCCTTCCCGTACTGCACACGGAATTCGACGAGACGCCTCACGGTGTGCCCGTTCGCGTCCGCGAGAGTGCCGGCGGCGGACAGGTCCGCCATTACCGCGCCCCACTGGCTTGCGGCTTCCGCGGAATCGGCCGGATCTGGGTATATGCTCGGCCAGTCTGGCTCGGGCAAAGTCGCATCTGACATGCTCATCCCCTACGGGGATGCTCGACATCCCCCTACTTCAAAATTGCTCGCAGTGCGAACGGAGGTGGGGCACGGGTACGGCGTCCGGACGTCCAGAGCTCGTCACCCACCCCCTCCGGCCCGGTTCCATGGGTGTGCTGGGTCGAGGGTCGCCCGTCGATGTCGCACCCGATGACGTGACCACGCTTCTCCTCGCGCTGAATCAGGCCATCGTGATGTGGCTGGCATACGCTCTCATGATTGTCCGGTCAACGAACATATCCCAATTTCCGCGGTGAGGAGTGCGATGGTTCACGACCGTTGCTTCGGTCACGATCTCGGATTGGAGGCAGCGTTCACACAAGGCTGACGAGATAGCTGCACGTGGCGTGCGTCTTGCCATGCCTTGAGGCCGTACCAGCGATGGTAGAGGCGAGCGTCAATGGGCCGATCTATTCTGAGACGATTTGATGGCTCTACCACACGGTCTAGGTGTATGTTACTCATTTACGGTTCAAACTCCCCTGGAGAATAGCAGCAAATGAGAAACGGCCTTTATCGTGTGCATTTTCAAACGCCTTTGGGTATGGGCGCAGGCGTGGTTCACGCTACCGATGGTAAGATGTGGGGTGGCGACGCCGGACTTTATTATGTCGGATCATACTCGACAGAGGGCGACCGATTGACGGCCGTGGTAAGCACAAACCGCCACACGGCGCATAATGGTATCACGTCGGTTTTCGGAGTCGACAAGGTCACCATCAATCTCGATGGCCGGGTTTCCGGAGACAGCATCTCTGCCAAAGGTACATCGCCGCAAGCGCCTGGCCTTAGCTTCACTGCAGAGCTTTCGCGCGTCAGCGACTAATCGTAAGTCATCGGCAAAACAAGAAGCGGCCAGCTCAACCCATAACAGGGAGCCGGCCGCACGATCGCCCGTCGCCGAGAGGAGACAGCGCCAGGCAATAAGTAATACTTACTTTATTTCTTGCTTAATTAGACTTTAGTCGCATATTCTGGCTCTCCACTGCCTGGGAGGAGCAAGATGCAGCATGTCGAAGCCAAAAAGCTTTCGAAGCACACCGTTACCAAAGTTTGGAACGTCCGCGAGTTCTGCCAACAAAATCAACTGGGTGAGAAAGAAGAAATCCGACTCCTTCGGCTATTCGGCCGGTTCGCCACAGCGAAGAACTGCTGCACAATGCAAAACGGCCGCCAAGGTGGCGGTACTGAGGTTGGATGATGGGGTCCCGCATTCATCGCTGACGCGGGCTCGGTCGCAAATGAAGCGCGCACCGAAAAAGTAGACCCGGCGCTGTGGCCGGGTCAAAATTCTGATCTTGAATACAAGTATAGCAAAGGCGTCCGGTGATATCCGGAGATGCTATGCTGCTAGGCGAGTGAGGCCATAAAGCTGAGCCAGAATACGGAGGCCGGCGTTCAGCCGCTCCTTCGCAGCGGCCGTTGCTGTGTCCTTTCCAGTGTAGCCGCAGTGCGCCCTGCCAGCGTCCAAGAGCGTCTTGCCCTCAAGCACAACGGCATCGACGACTGCACCGTAACGAGCTCCAATCTCTCGTCTGGCCGCGCGGAATCGATCCTTGGCAATCGCCGATCTCTCCGACACTGCTTGGCCGCCGGAACCGTCAACCATCGGTCTCGAGTAATCGATAGCGCCGAGGGGCTCAAAGCCAGCTGCGTGGTGATCCTGCTGATATAGCCGGCCGGCAGTAAACAAGAGCTCATTTATGCCTGGATCCTCATCGAGCTGCTTGCGCTTCGCCATTACATCGAATGCAGTGTCGAAAAGCCGGCGCACACCGTCGATCGTCTCTACGTTATCGTTGGCAGCAACCAGGCGCTCAGTTGTTGCATCGTTCTCGCCAAGTGAAATCTTGGGCAGGGAAACATTGCGGGACAAAACTGTCGGCTTTGCCTTATTGCCCCACCAACCGCGGGCGACGTCGCCGATGCCCGCCGTTAGTTGGTGCGTGGCGTCAAGATTCGCCCGCGGGTTCTCGATCACCAGCGCCATCCTTACCGCTCGTTCGCGCTTCGGCGTCCGGACCGACTGCATGGCCTTCTCGAGCATTTCACGCAGCGCCAGACGAGGCTTGCTGACAGACGACCACTTCCCTTCTTTGTCGCGCCAGTTGACGGTGGCGGGACCCTTTAGTTGCGAGCGGCTCGCAGCGGCCAGGCGGTGGAGTACTCTCCGGCGTCCCGCTCGTCGGAGCTAAGAGCTCCTGACGTGGCTAGATTGGCGAGGAGCCGCAATGGCTCGATGGGCACCGTCGGATCACCGTCTGCCAAGGGTCGTTGACGGTCGCCTCGAACTCAGCGGACGCAATTTTTTCGTTGATGAAATCGGTAGCTGTCACGGCTTACTTGCTCCACTTCGGTTTGGGGTAGGGATGGCGCGGATATCTTCCGACGCTTGACTGGGCACGCCTGGTGGATATTCCACCAGAAGGGCTGCTTTCTCGCGTGCTAAACGGAATGCGCTCAAATGAGCCTCCTCCGCTGCGGTTCGTGTCACACACAGGCTGAGCTTGTACTCGCAATCCCTTTTGACCTTTTCCAGCTCCGCCTCAAGGTCCGTAATCCGTTGCCTGAACGCCTCAATGACTGTGTGCGCGTCAACGAGACAGGCGCGGTAGTGTCGGCCTTGGTACTTCGGATCGCGCGGGGCCATCTGGTCGGCGATTTCGACGGATAGTCGTCCTGGGCCTTGTCGCTTCATTTCGCGCTCCAGCCTTCTCTCCCGCCGGCGATCACGATGGTGGGCCGCGTTGCAGCGGCGTCGTTCAGTTTCTCGAACCCCGCCCGCTGGCCGCGAGAGAGGTGGGAGTCGCGTTTCATCTCTGGTGCGGCTCCGCGGCCTGGGAATGGGCCGCCTTGGGTGCGGTGAGAATTTCTGATCATGCGGTGCTCCTGATGAAAGCACGGAAGGATCCTGCTGGGGATGAGCAGAAAGTGGCGGAATCGTCAATATGTCTGAAAACCACTATATATAGTGGTTTTTACAAAAATGTCAACTATATATTGTGTTTGATGACTCGTTATGGTATGATGCACGCAGAAGCGTGCTCAGACCTTGATAATCAGCAGATCCTTGCTGGACCTGGTTATCGCAGTGTAGAGCCACCTCAGCCGGCTTTCACGGAATGCGTCGCTTTCGTCGAACACACATACCTTTTGCCATTCTGATCCCTGCGCCCTGTGCGCGGTATTGCCCACGACCATTGCGCATAAATCAGCGGTCGAGCCGCGTAGTCCTCGGTGCGCCAGCGCGCCTTAAACGGACCCTCGCCTTCGAACGGCAATTTCCAAAGGAGGCGCCTGTGAGCCGCGTTTTCTTGCCATCTAACGCCGTGATCGTTACGGGCCAATCGATCGCGTAATCGTCTTTGTAGTAAGGCTTGATTTCGCCTCGCGCGATCCGTCTTGTTCTACGCGTATTTCGGCGCCATTAGCAATGAACTGATCGCCAATAAAAGTATTGCGAAGAACAATAATCTTTTCGGCGTCGACGCCAACGGGCAATGTGTGCAGGATACCGAACTTGCGTTTCATGTACTCATTAATTGCAGCTCGAGTTGCATTCTTGCCGCATATAACTTGGTCGAAGTAGCTTAGATCTACATCAAGCTTATCGCATATCCTGTCGATGTTACCGCGGCAGCCCCTTCCATCAGCATAAACAACGTGATCCACCTCCGCTTCACCGAAGCCGAATATCTCGCCGTTCCTGACCATGGTGGCCAGTTCCAATATGGTGGAGCCTCCCTTTTGTCGAACGACCTTATCCAGCATAACGTCCGGGTTGGGGACGTCTGTAACAAGTGACGGCTCCTTGCTATTGCTATCATCAACTGGCGGGAGTTGGCCTGGGTCACCGACGAGCATGATGGGCAATTCAAGCGACACGAGGTCGTTGTAAATTTCGTTTGTGACCATGCTGCACTCGTCGATGATAATGATCTTTACGCCGGAATCGATCGCCGTCGTGCCCTTGAACGAGAACCGCGGCTTGGGCCGCGACGAGGAGTCCTGCATCAGGGATTCAACCGTCTCCAATCGCCGAAGATATGCCTCCCGATTCTCAAGCGAATTCAGCTTGAGCTTGGCGCGAATGCTGACCGCTTCCCTTTCAAGCGCTTCGTAAACCGAGTCGTCCTCGCCCGTCTGCGAATAGAGCGCTCGATGGATTGTCTGCGCGTCGTGACCCTTCCTGATCAGCACCGACGCGCCTTGCCGGTGGGAGCCAAAAACAGGACCTCAGATGGGTCGACATTAAGCTCCTCAAGAAGAGCCTGCTGGACCGTGGACTTGCCTGTGCCGGCGTATCCGAATGGCGGAACACTTGTTGCGTCTCTCGCCCCCCGGTGAACCAAGCCTTGGCTTTGGCTATTGCCGCTTTTTGATCGGGCGACAGGATGATGGAATTTTCCTGGTGCTCTCTCCTCATCTCGATCGTTCCCGAGTTCCCAAATTTCCCCCGTTATATAAAGGGGGGTGGCTTTTGGGCCGAAAAACCTTGCTTTTTTGGGAACTTGGGAACTCGGGAACTAAGGGGAAAATGAAGAAATATATTTATCATCTATATGATATTATTATATTTTCTTTATTTTCCTCCAGTTCCCAAGGTTTCGTAAAATGACCGTACACTTGGGAACTGGAGGAGTGTTTTTGTGCCCTCCAGTTCCCATTTCCCGTCAATCTTCCTGTTCTTGGTTAGCAAGCATAAGCTTAGAACCGTCCCCTTCCTCCGAGATGTCAACGACATCGCCCGACATGTACAGCCACGTCATGGCCGCGGTATATTCAGGGGTGGACGCGTGTTTGATGCCGGCCAGCCGCATCAACCTGCTTCGGTAGAGCGTGCCGCCCTTGGCTTTTTTGAGCGCCTCCAAAATGGCGTTCCTCAGCTCTTCCTGATCCGATCCTGCCATGTTCTTCACGCCCAGTTCCATGATGCTGATCGACTTGAAAACGATAGCCCAGCCCCACTTCACGTCCTCGACAGTCACAAAAGGCCTCCATGGATTGCGGCTAATCGCTCGCAGTGTCGCGAGGCGAATTGTGTTCTCGGCCGCACGGCCACGGATCTTGCTCTCCGTATCGTCCCAAGCCTGGCTATGCTGCCATAGAAACACGGCGTTCCATGCCTCGTGGGCAGGGCTTCCAAGTCCGCCCTCGAACGGAACTCGGTGCTTTGCCTTCGCAGACTTGCCAGGCTCCTCAACCTTTGCCGGAAAGCTGGAGACGCTTTTTGCAGATCGTGCACGATAGATACGGGAGGCGAATTGTCGGCAGACAGGTCGGGCGGTTGTACGCCGCCCGGATGTTGCGAAGACTCCACAAACAAGAATCGTTAAGGAACCCGTCGCTGACACTGTCTTGGGATAGTCCTTTGTATAAGGTCTCGGCGGTCGTCATGCTGAGCACACTCAACGCTGGACCGACAATTGGGAGTCGTCCTTTTTCGTGTCAGCGTTTGCGTAAGCTTTACCGTCAAATACGTCGTCGGCCCGATCATAGATCATCAGCATGAACTTCCGAATTGACGAGGCGGCAGGATCCGGTTTCTTCGAGTTGACCCCCTGCAACGTCAGGCCGAATTCGTCCATGACTGCGACAACCGAAGAATTCTTTCGCAATATACGTTCGAAAGCGGCGAACGATGTGGGGTCGCTATTAGACACCACGCCTCCAGGCACCGCCTTGTCAGCAAGCGCCCTGATCGCGCTGGGTGGCCTCCCCTTGCCGCCCGCAGTCCTGACGATCGTTGTCATGAAGACATTTACACCGGCCTTCGTGGGGGTCAGCGCACGGCTGCCAAAGATGCCGGCCATCAGGGCTATCGACGAAGCGAGAGAGAGCTCCGACACTTTGACGACGGCTGTCGACGTGATCCAACGGGCGATGTCCTCTATCAACCCGCCAGCAGCCGCAGGGTTGTACGGATCCGGGTGCATCGCCGGCGTCTCCGGAAGCTGCCGCTTGTTGTCATTTGCAGCTACGAGCTCTCTCACGGGATGGCTGGCCGTTTCAGGCTGCTTGTGCTTGTTGCCAGATAACATCTGGCCGATCAGTCCAGCATACCGATTGCGGTCCACCGGCGGTCGCTCGTCACCGACCCTCGCCCGCAGCCAGTCGGCTGCCTCGCTTGGGCTTACGCCGAGTACGACAGAGACAATATCAACGGGATTGTATCCACGGTTGCCGTCGGCGTAGTCGCAAATCCCATCTGGCGAAAAGCACACGGAGAGCCCGCGCTTCGCGCCCTCTTGCCTGTCGAGGACGTAGATGGCCTAAAGTCCGCTCGAGCCAGGTAGCCTTGATCATAGGTGCGCGTGCCAGACAGCCCCAAAGCCGGAACCCACGCGCCGAGGTGGCCATGGCCTTGGCCTTTAGCTCAGACCATATGCCGTCGCCGGCAGGCGCCTGTTGTTCCGTCGGCTGGTATACCGCCTGGGGCTTTGTTGTTCTAGGGGGATAATCGGTGTTCCATGCGCGGACAAGTATGCTTCCGCCTCCGCGACAAACCCGTCGATCGCTTCCGGAGTGATTTCCGGCAACTCGGCAAGCGGAACGTCTAGCGGTGATGGGCCAATCCACTGGTAGGCGCCACCCGTTTCTGGGTGCTCGCCAAACACGATGATCTGCTGCCCATCGCCCATGACCTCAACTTGGTTCTTGAGACCATTGACCATAAATGCCGGGGTCGAGACCTTCTTGCGGACCTCGGCAGCACGGAAAAGCAGCGTGATCTTTGGTGCCTTGCCAATGCGCCGCAGCGCTTTGTCAGCGCCTGGAATCTCCTCGGCCATCGCAAGCAATGCGGCGGCGGTGTCGGAATCTAGCGCGTCGATATCCAGGGCAACGAGAGCGCCGCACAATACGCCGGTGTTTTGGTACGTCGGGTTCGCGACCGTGAGCGCAACAATTTCTTCCCGCGAACTGACGGGCGTGCGCCACCCTGCGACATCGGAGACCTTGCCGCGTGCCAGGACGGGAAAATAACCGCTTTCGAAGAGGATGAGCCGGAGATCTTCGACGGAGAGATCAGGCGTTTGCTTTGATGCGATCATGCGACTTCCGGTCCTTTTCGAGTTCTAGAACTGCGATCTGAGTAATCTGCGCAGCGGCCTCCTTCGAGAAGGTCACGCATCGCTTGGATCCGGCGTTCGGCCCGTAAGAAAGTCGAGTCCCGTCCACGGATTCCACGAGCCGCATTCCGCTGACTCGGACATGCGGCGACAGCTCGATGTCAAATGTCGCTATTGTTTTGTAAGCGGCATCGTGACGGGTGGCGCCCGTTCAATGCGTAAGATGCGCAAAAATCCTCCTCGCCGGCGCCGAGGGCCGGTCGTGCTTGTGTTTAGCAGTGCATGGTTTAGGTCATTAACCGTGAAGCTGGACAACCGTCAAGGGTAGGCACTAGATGTAGTGAAAACAGCCATTGTGCGCCACGAACATCCAGATATGGTATCTCGCCGCGCAACATCATAAGGTTCACATGTCCAGAGACGTGGCTAAGCAAAATCAGAGAGTTGAGACAGTTCCGCATCCTTTTCCTGGACAAGCGCAACACGCTGATCGCCGACGAGGTGCAGCAGCAAGGAACGATCGACCACACGCCCGTATATCCCCGCGAGGTGGTCAAGCGCGCCTTGGAGCTTTCCGCTACCGCCTTGATTTTAGTGCACAACCATCCCTCCGGCGACCCGACGCCGTCACGCGCCGACATCGACATGACCAAGCTCATCGCCGAGGCCGCCAAGCCGCTCGGCATTGCGCTTCACGATCACGTCATCATCGGCAAGGACGGCCACGTCAGCCTCAAAGGGCTTCGATTGTTCTGATGGAAAATATGCAGCAGACGCATCCAGAACAGGGCGCTACGGCATTGCACGTCATCAAACGGTGCGATTGACGATATAGCTGTGCCTGCGCGAAAGATGCCGCATCGCACAACGATTCTCACGCGAGCAGGGGAAGCGTTCATGAACCAGTACGATCTCATCGTCGTCGGCAGTGGTCCGGCCGGGCGCAGGGGAGCCATCCAGGCCGCGAAGCTTGGCAAGAAGGTGCTCGTCATCGAACAGGGAAAACGGGTCGGTGGCGTTTCCGTCCACACCGGCACCATTCCGTCGAAAACGCTGCGTGAAACGGCGCTCAACCTCACCGGCTGGCGCGAGCGCGGCTTCTACGGCCGCTCCTACCGGGTCAAGCAGGAAATCAGCGCCGAAGATCTGCGCCGTCGTCTCATCATCACGCTCAACCACGAGGTGGAGGTGCTCGAGCACCAGTTCGCGCGAAACCCGTGCAGCACATCCGTGGCAGGGCGAGCTTCGTCGGGCCGACGACGCTCGAGATTTCCAAGGATGACGACGAGAGCATGCTCGTTTCCGGCACCAGCATCCTGCTTGCCTGGGAACGAAGCCCTTTCGGCCCGACTACATGCCTTTCGACGGCAGGACGGTCGTCGACAGTGA